GTTTCCCAGTCACGATCTAGAAGAGAGATGGTGGCAGTAAAGAAGGCTCACCCTGAGAAAGATATACGTATAGTATTCTCTAATAATCGATTAATAGCTAAAGGAGGTAAAATGCGTAATTCCGATTGGGCAGATAAATATGGATACCCATGGGCTATTAAATGTATACCGGAGGAGTGGTTAAAATGAAATTTCACGTAGATAATCTTTTCGAAGTGATGTATAATGATTTTGGAGATTTTAGACACATTTCAAATGAAATTATCGATACAAGTCGATGGTCTGTTCTATACTTATTAACTTTTAAACATAAAGACAAATTTTATCAAATTTCTTATTCAAAAGGAGCTACTGAATACCAAGATGAACAGCCTTTTGAAGATACTACTGATGAAAATGGTATGGTAGATTGTCAAGAAGTTAAACCTGTAGAAAAAACAATAACTGTCTACGAAAATGTCTAAAACTCATCTAATTATACCCGATCAGCACGCCCATCCTAACCACCATAATAAAAGAGCTGAATGGTTAGGTAAGTTAATAGCTGATGTTAAACCAGATGTGGTCGTTAATATAGGTGACATGGCTGACATGCCTAGTCTCTCTAGTTATGATAAAGGAAAGAAGAGTTTTCATGGAAGAACATATCGGAAGGATATTGACTCTCACCTTGACTTCCAAGAACGTTTATGGAGAGAGGTTAGACGAAAGAAAAAGCGTCTTCCTTATAGAGTCGCACTCCACGGAAATCACGAAGAAAGAATTGGACGAGCTGTCGAAAGTACTCCAGAACTCGATGGAGCAATTGGGTATCAAGATCTTGAATTAGAAAGATATTATGATGAAATTGTTCCTTATGTGGGTCAAACACCTGGACAAATTAAGATTGATGGTATCTACTACGCTCATTATTTCGTTAGTGGTGTTATGGGGCGTCCTATTGGTGGGGAACATCCTGCTTATTCCCTACTTACTAAGACTTTTGAGTCCCACACTTGTGGGCATATCCATACTTTTGATTATTGTATTAGGTCTAGGGGTGACGGTTCACGTATTATGGGTCTCGTCTGTGGATGCTATCAAGATTATTCGTCAGACTGGGCAGGAGAAGTCAATAAGCTCTGGATCCCAGGAGTAGCTATTAAGAGAGGTGTAGACAATGGAGTCTATGATTTAGAATGGATTAGTTTAGAAAGAATAAGAAAGGAATACAGTAAATGATTGATGATGAATTCTTTAATGAACTAGTGGAGGACTTTGGTTTTGAAGAAATCTTAGAGATGTCAGACTTAACTCCAGTAGATGTTGTTAAATACTTATTCTATGAAGGACAACTTTGGATACCAGATGAAGTACTATATAAGGATCCTAAATGATACTGAGATGGTTACGTGAATTTACATGTATGCATAATTATGAACATTTAGTAACAGAAATGATCTATGATAACGTAAAGAAAGAGGATCGTCTATTAGTAGGTAAAAAATATCATTATAGATGCACCTTATGTGGTCAACATAGAGAGTATAGAACAGGACCTTATTATGAAAAATAGTGAATTCCTTATGCAATTAAGTAATGGTCTCTACGGTCTTAAAGGACTCGATGGAGATTGGATAATCAATTTAGATGTTCATTTTAAACTGTGGGAATGTGCAAAAGAGTTAATGGAATATGAAGATGAACGGGAAAGAAAGGCACAGGATCAGGCGGAAGAGGAACCTGCATCAAAAGAGAATGATGGAGGAAAGGCAGATGTTTCGTCTAAGACGAGAGGAAAACAAAAGAAAGAGAAGACCGACGAGGATGTCTACACAGGAGATTCTCAAAAATGAGGAAGATAGTTCTCTCTAAAGATCATGTCAAAGAAGCTTTTAAGGATTATCTTAGACGCTACTATGCAGAATTAAGAAAGAGTGATTTTGATCTTTACTTCATAGTTCCAGGAGAATATCATAATACTGAATTTGAAATTTATATAAAGGACGATAGAAATGAAAAAACTACTGCTCAGCTTAGCTTTAAGCTTGATGATGACCTTACCTCTAAGTCAAGAAGTAAAAGCAGATCGAACTGATGAATTAATGGCTAAATATTGTACTGCTAATGTACAAGCTAAACCTCCGAGTGTCGGTAGTGTAAACAAAGTTTTTAAGTATGCTCAGACATTCAGTAAACACTGGGGTCCAGTTTTTATGGAGCGTATCCATGGTAAAACTAGAGATAAATTAGCTAAATGGTATAATAGTCTACCTCCTAAAACTGAGCACAGGATTGACGAAGTCATTCTTTTTGTCTATAGGAATGGTACAGTCATCTTTAATATTGCTTTAGGTGATTGTATTTATCAGTCTCAAAAAACTAACTTACAATTTTTATTCAATAAGTGGCATAAAGCAGGATTGACTTTAGATAAGAATGATGTTACAATAATTCATCCAGATAATAATGATAACAATGAAGGACAGAAACAAGATGCCTCGTAAGATATCAGCAAAAGAGAAGAAGTTTAATGCTTCAAGAGAACAAAAGAAACGAAGGGCTGCAAGGAATAAAGCTCGTAGGAAAGCTATTAGAGAAGGTCGTGTGCGTAAAGGAGATGGTAAAGAAATTCATCACCCGGATGCTCCTCGTAAAGGTACTAACCTTGGGAAGCGTACGAGAGTTCTATCTAAGAAAGCTAATAGGAAGATACAGCCAAAACGTGGTAAATCACGAAAAAGAAAAGGGAAGTAGATAGTGACAGTATTTAGAACTGAACTATCGGAAAGTATTTTTAACCACAAGTACAGACACGATGGATGTGAAACCTGGGATAGACTCTGTAATACGTTAGTCAATGAAGTATGTAATGGATATTTGACTAAAGATGAGGTCGGTCAATTAGTACAGTACATGACGGACATGAAGTTTATTCCAGGTGGTCGCTATCTATACTACGCAGGGAGGCCAATCAAGTATTATAATAACTGCTATCTCCTTAAGTGTGAAGAGGATACGAGAGAAGACTGGGCAAATATCTCCTGGAAGGCTGAGAGCTGCCTTATTACTGGTGGAGGTATAGGTATAGACTATTCTATCTATCGCCCTCAGGGAGCTGCTATAAGCCGTACAGGGGGTATTGCTTCAGGACCTGTACCTAAGATGTTAATGATTAATGAGATTGGAAGGAGGGTTATGCAAGGTGGTGCAAGAAGGTCCGCTATATATGCAAGTCTTAATTGTAATCATCCTGATATTGAGCTTTTCCTTGCCTCTAAGAATTGGCGTGATATGGGAATTCCCGGAACTGGGGTTTCTTATTGGGACTGCAAGTTATCTGATTTTGATTTCCCTTGTCCTCTCGATATGACTAACATCAGTGTCAACTACGATACTGAATGGCTATTGAACTATTGGAATACTGGGGATTACGGAGAGGTATTTGAAGAGAATGTCAGACAAGCTATCACTACAGGAGAACCAGGGTTCAGTTTTAACTTCTTTGATAAAGAGAATGAGACACTTCGTAACGCGTGTACAGAAGTTACCTCCGAAGACGATTCCGATGTATGTAATCTTGGCTCTATCAACCTTTCTAGGATTGACTCTTTGTCTGAACTTAAATGTGTGGTGGAGCTTGCTACTAAGTTTCTTATTTGCGGAACTCTTCGCGCTGATTTACCTTATGATTTGGTTAAGATTATACGGGAAAAGAACAGAAGATTAGGTCTAGGTCTCATGGGTATCCATGAGTGGTTACTACAAAGAGGATATAAGTATGAAATCAATTCAGAGTTACGCCGATGGCTTCAAATCTACAGAGGAACTTCTGAAACAGTTTCAAGATCCTTTGCAAAGAGCCTTAGCATTACAACTCCTGCAGCGAATAGGGCTATTGCTCCAACTGAAACTATTGCAATGCTCGCAGGAACAACTACAGGTATTGAACCTCTATATGCAGTGGCCTATAAACGGAGATATCTCACTGAAGGAGGAAAAGGATCAAGACGGAAATACCAGTATGCAGTTGATCATATCGCTCAAGAACTCATCGACCTCTACGGGCTCAACCCAGACAACATCGAGTCAGCCATCGACCTCGCCCAAGACTTCGAAAGAAGAATAAAGTTCCAAGCGGATATCCAAGACTATGTTGACATGGCTATTAGTTCTACTATTAATCTCCCAAGTGTGGATGTGTATAACTCACATATTGATTTGGATCACCAAGTACAATCATTCGCAACCACCTTGGCGAACTATAGTCATAAGCTTAGAGGTTTCACATGTTATCCTGACGGTAGCCGGGGCGGTCAGCCTTTATCATCTGTTCCGTATAGCGATGCTATCTCCAAGTTAGGTAAAGAATTTGAAGAACATGTAGAAGCCAATGACGTTTGTGACATCACTGGAGGAGGTTACTGTGGGATATAAAGAAATTCCCGTAAAATATGTCTATACTTGTGATCATTGTGGACACTGTGAAGAAAAGAAACTGAAAACTGAAAGACCTATGGGATGGGCTTTAGTTAAATTTATACAAGGAGCAGAAGACTTTCAAGGTGTTGAAGTAGCAGATGCTTCTTACACAAGACTTTTATGTCGTAAATGTCGCTATAAAGCTAATGAAGTTTGGAAAGAAATGAAAAATGCCAAAAAAGCCAAAAAGTAAAAAGATTAACTTAGAAAGAATCGTTTGGAATGATCATTGTTCTTATTCTAATCCAAGTTGGAAAGATGGACAAGATCTTGTAGATTTAACTCCTACAGAAATTGATTCCGTAGGTTGGGTTATTGCTGAAGATAAGGATAGATTAGTAATGGCTGCTCATATGTCTGGATCAGGTATGGCTACTGGAGAGATGTGTATTATTAAGAAATGTATTAAATCAAGAAAGAAACTTAAATGAATAAGAAAAGGACAGATTTAACACTTGAAGAGATTGACGCCATTGAAACTGAATTACATAACTATGGATTATCCAATTATGAAGCATTAGTAAAGTTAGCTAATGAAGCTCGTCGAGGTGTAAAACTTGAAGCTAAACTTAAGAAGAAAGAAGCTACACAAAAGTCTTTAGTGAAAGGTCTTTAGTAATGGCAAAATACGATCAAGGCGGAGGATGTGCTTGTGGTCTTAAACGATGGTGAACTGAGGATCGTGACTGGGAAAC